GAGGGCAAACCGGCCGCCCCCGAGGTCGACGACTTCCGCGATCCGGCCGCCGTTTTCAACGAGGTCTCATAGATGAAGTACAACACGGTACTCGGACACCCATCGAACGACCGCCTCCTGGTCGCCATCATCAAGCCGCCCGAGAAAACAGCCGGCGGTCTTTTCTTGGCCGAGTCGGTCAAGGAGAACGTCGAGAAACGCTGCGGTCGCGGGACGATCCTCGACGCTGGCCTCGCCGCTCGGGACACGATGCGCGACTACCAGTGGGATATTGGCGACGAGGTGACGTTCGGCAAGTTCTCGCCCGTCTACATGGGCGGCGAGGAGTGGGGGGACTCGGATAGGCGTGGCGACGAAGGGTTCGTCCTGAACATCGGGGACATCCTGACGAACGTCTCTCTCGCAAAGCGCCTGGCCGCCAAGGAGTCCGAGGTCGTCTACGACGCCGCAACGAAACAGCACATGATTCGCAAGATCAACAGCAAGAATGGAGAGCCACATGCCGCTGCCGCAGTCTGAGACCGACGACGCCGACGACACGACTCCCGACGCCGGCCAAGGCGCATCGTCGGAGCCAGCGCCTCAGTCCGAACTGGTCCCGGTTCCGCCTCCGCCGGCTCCGATCCGCCGTGGCGCCAAGCAGGCGTTCGAGGAGGTAGAGAAGTTCCGCGCCGAGTTCTCGTCCTTCCGTGAGGAGTCGAAAAAGGAGCGCGAGACGGAGCGGCAGACGTGGGAGCAGGAGCGCACCCGTCTGACCGACGAGATCCGCCGCGCCCAGGACGTTGCCGATCGGGCCGCGCAGCAGTCTCGGCCACGACAGGACGACGATGGCGCGTCCGACAAGGACTACGACGCCGCCATCAAGGAACTGCGTGACCGGAAGTGGAAAGCCGCACAGAAGGACGATTCGGTCGGGTTCGACGAGGCCGAGGAGGGCATCCAGGAGTTGAAGGCCGAGCGCCTTCGCCGGCAGATCGCCGCCGACTTCGACAAGAAGATCGCCGACTCGCGTCCCCCGGAAGATCCACCCGAGGTGGCCGAACTGAAGCACGAGTACCGCGACCTCATGGTCAAGCGCGGGGGCTGGGACACGGCGGTCGCTTTCGACAAGGCTCTAGCGGCTCAGGGCGAAGCGCCATCGCAGGCCCGCTTCCGCAAGGCATTCGATCAGGCCGCCATCTACCTTGGCGTCAGGGAACCCAAGACCACCGAGAACAGGCCAAGCAAGGAACAGCGGGCCCGCTCGCTGCCGAGCGGAGGTTCTGGCGCCGGGAACGGCGGGGGCGGCGGCAAGGCGCAAGGGCTCATGCCGCCCAACTGGCGCGACATCGCCAAGCGGAACGACATGAGCGAGGACGAGTACACCCGCATCTGGCTTTCCAAGCACCCGGAGCACATTCAGGAACCATAGACTTGACAGCGGAGTAATCTTTCCGCACTCTTTCCTTCATAGCGTTGACCGTGAGTTCGCCGGGACGCTCCCAGACAACCAGCTAGCCGCGCGAGTCCGTGAATCCTCCGGGCGCGAAGGCAGCAGACGGGAGCCCTCGTGCCGGACACCGAGACCAGCGAAAAGATTCAGCGAAGGCGAGACCCCGAGTCGCGCCCCGCGCGTCCCGAGGTCGTCCGCGGGAATCTTATCAAGGAGAGCGGCTGGTTCTACCACCGCGTCCACCAAGACGATGTGCACGCGCAGACCTTCCCGCGCACGCTGGAGCCATCGGGCGAGACCTTCGGCGGATGGGAGCCGGTCAAGGACGCCGCCCCGCTGTTCCGCCGCGCTGACGATACCGTCGAGAAAGACGGGCCGGCGCGCGACATGGACACCGTTTGGATGCGGTGCCGGCAAGAGGAGTACGAGAAGATCGTCCGCAACGAGAACATGAAGCACAGCGCGGTCGTGAAGCGCCTGCGGACGGACGATCTCGACCCAGGGCAAGTTTCGGTGGTGAACAAGTGGCGTGGGCCTGACAACAGCCCCGTCTTTTCCGACTGAGGAGACACGATCATGTCGAACAACGCGAACAACACGACCGGCTTCGAGGTCTACCGCCACCGCAGCGGGAAGGCCGTGACGACCATCGAGCGGCCTCTGAGCGCCACGGCCCCGGCACTTCACGCCGGTTCGTGGATGCGTCAGGCGGCTGGTCTCCTGGAGTGGACCAAGGCCCTGGCGGGCGAGACGATCGGCGGATTCGCGGTCGGCTTCCGCTACCCCGACGCCAACGGCAAGGAGATCGAAAAGGACTTCGTGCCGGCCAACCAGGCGGATGCGTTCGTCACGATGGTCGACGACCCGGCCAACTGTGAGTACTTCGGGCGCCTGGACGACGACATCGCCGTGGACGCCGAGACGCTGAACTTCGACATCCTCAACGGGACCGACACGTCGCAACTGTCGCTCCAGCAGATCGATGCGTCGACGGCTCTCGCGGCCACCGGCCAACTCCGCGGTGTCCGCTACTTGAAGCAACAGGGCAGCGGGTTCGCGGGTGACAACGCCCTCGGCGATGACATCACGGCCGCGTTCGCGCGCCTCGTCGTGCGGATCAACGAGAACCAGTCGGAACCGGCGCTCGGCACCATCGTCGCCGTCGGCACCCCGTAACCAGAAGGAGACACGAACATGCCCGCAGGCGTTCAGACGATTAGCGACTGGTTCGCGGCTCACGAGCCGGTCGTCTACAAGCACATCAACCTCGGTCAGCAACAGCACAAGAAGGTGTACGACAAGATTTTCAAGGTCGGGAACACCAACGTGCAGATCGAGGATCAGGCCGTCTGGTCGGGCCCCAACACGTTCGATCGTCACCTCGAAAACGAGACGATCGAGCCGAAGAAGATCACGACCGCCTGGACCTCCCGCAAGCGCGCCGTGTTCTACGCGGCGATGCTGACGGCCTCCAAGGAGTCGCTGATCGGCGAGCGTACCGACGGGATGCTGCGCCGCAAGGCGGAACGCATGGGCCTGGCCGGCGAAGTGACGCCGGATTGGCTCTGCGGTCTGTTCCTCGACCGCGGGTTCACCGACATCACGATCGGTGACGGGAAGCCGCTCTACGCGACCGACCACAACCTCGGCCAGCACGGCACCTTCAGCAACATGACCTCCGACGCCCTGTCCCACGCGGGCATCGAGTCGGCGATCGTGGCGCTGTCGCAGATCCGCAACTTCGACGGCATCCCCGAGGCGCTGGACGTGAAGTGCATCGTGATCCACCCGACGAAGTGGCCGTTGCTCCAGACCCTCATGCGGACTCCGAAGCGCACGGGCGGCCTGTTCAACGACATCTCGTTCGTCCACGACGAGACCGGCGCGTGGGACATGGTGCCGAACCGCTTCCTCCAGACGCAGACGTTCTGGCACCTCATCACCGAGGTCACGACTCGGGGCGACGGCCTGTTCTTCAAGTGGCTGGAGAAGCTGAACTACGTGCGCGACAACATCCAGGCCCAGCGCACGGCCCAGTTCATCGGTGCGCAGGGCATGAACTACGGCGCCTACGACCCGCACGGGGCCTACGCTTCGAACAGCCCCACCTAACCCAAGAAAGGAGCGGGTTGCCGCATGGCTTGGCGCCTTTGGGGCCGACTCGCTCAGTCAGGCCCAGCGGATCTCACTGATCCGCTCCAGTTCCTCACCGGAGAGGTGTTCTGGTGCGACTCCCTCAACGGGAGCGACGCGAACACCGGCAAGGTCAAGGAGGAGCCAAAGCTGACGATCGAGTCGGCTATCGGGGCCATCGCGCGCCCTGGTAGCCGGATCATCCTGAAGCCGGGGTTCAGCCAGGACAAGATCACGGCCGTCACGCCGCTAGCCGTTGGTGGGACGCGCATCATCGGCGAGGGCCTTGGCGCCATGCAGGCTCGCCTTCGCAGGGCATCCGCTGCGGGCATGTTCTCGTGCATCGCCAAGGGCATCGTGTTCGAGAACATCCACTTCCCCGAGTCGACGGTCGATTCTGCGACCCCGCGCCTGCAAGTGCCATCGGGCAACTTCAGCGCGACCATCAAGGACTGCCTCGTCGGGCTCGGCTCGCTCGATAGCCTCGGCCCAACCTTCCGGGTTCTAGCGGCCGATGCCCGTATCGACGGGACGGTATTTCGCGTGACCAGCGGCCACCCCGTCCAGGCCGTGCTGTTCGATGCCAGCGGCGTCGCGAACACCCTCGACGTGGTGGGCTGCACCTTGGACGGTGGGGTATTCGGCTGGGCCGACGACGGCACTGGCCGGCAAGTCGCGGTCGAAGTGGTTGCTGGGCTCTACCGCCAGCGCGGGACGGTGCTGCGGAATCACAGCGACGTGTTCATCCACAACGACAGTGCCGACGCCGTGGCCGACATCAGTTTCACGCAGGCTAGCGACCTTGGGGAGGACTGCTCCGTCTTGTTCGAGGACGGAGTGCCGCCGAGTTGATGAGCGTCGAGACCCGCACGCCCGAGTGGAGGCCCGGCGAGTGGTTGGTGCAGTGCGCCTTCCACCCGTTCAAGTTCTGGTCGTCCGAGACGTGGATCGACGCCGAGGGGAAGATCCGCTGCAAGAAGTTCTGCGGAACCTACGAGGGGCCACGCACGGACAAAGAGCACAGCATGTTGGTGGCGCAGGCGCACCAGCAGCGCGAGGCGCCGCCACCGCCGCGAACCATCCCGACGCCAAGAGCCAAGGAGTTCCTTGCGCCGTGGGCACGCTGGCGGATGCAGGCGGCAGTTTCGCGGCTTGAGGACTCGGCCTACGGCCACGACGGCCTGCCGTCTCCGACCGCAGCAACGCTGGTCGACGGGCGCCTGGGTTCCAAGGCATTCAGATTCGTCGCCGCGACGGCGTACGAGATCCTGAACAGCGGCGACGCGAATCCACAGGAATCGACAGGCGAAAGCGGGCCAGTACCCATCGGCGTTGCGACGGCGGCATGGGTCAAGATCGCATCCGGCGTCAGTGACGGATCTATGCTCTCCAAAGGAGACGGAGCGACTGGATTCGATGTCCGAGTCTCCAGCGATGGAACCACCGGGGTGTTGTCCGCCATCTTCGGCCCACAGGCCGTCGGGATACCCATTGTCCTCGGATCGTGGCATCACCTGGCCGTCGGTTGCTCTCCGCTGCGCCCAGGGCAGCAGAGTGTGGATCTTGTAGTCCCGACGTTCTATGTCGATGGCGTCATCGTCCCACCGACGCTTATGCCAGTAGACAGCGCCGTGTACTTTCCGAATATCGTTCCGCTCCGCGTTGGCGATGGCTTGTCGGTCGACATGTACGACCTCCGCTACTTCCTGAGAAACTTCGCCACGGGCGAGGTTCCATACATCATGGGTGGCGGCTCATGAGCAACCCCGGGACGACAGGCGCGTTCGACCTCTCCCGCGCAAGAGTCATCGAACTTGCGCTCGCGGACGTGTCCGCGATCGGCCCAGGTCGCAGGCCGACGCCGGAACAGCGCCTCGACGCATCCATCCGGTTCGCCGAGTTGGCCTCGTCGCTCGCGGTCGATGGCGTCATGCGCTTCCTGTACGAGCGGCGCGAGTTGGTGCTGACGCAGGGGACCACGCAGTACACCCTCCCCGACGATGTGTGGGACGTGAACGACCCGCTGACTTATCGGGAGTCCGCCAGCGAGCCGACCCGCACGCCACTGTGGCCGCTGTCCATCAGCGACTACATGCTCCTGACGAACCGGAGCGAGGAAGGTCGACCGGCGCAGTACGTCGTCGAGAAAGCCCTGACGGCTGCTGGCGAAGTCGCGAAGGTCTCGTTCTATCAGGTGCCGAACCTGACGGGCGCCGTCGTCGAGTATCCAGCAATTCTCAAGGTCCGCGACATGAACACGGATGCGAACACGCCGAGCTTCCCGGCGAAGTGGTTGCGGATGCTTCGCTACGGCCTCGCGGCCTCGATGGCATTCGAGTACAAGGTGCCGTCGGAGCGGTACGCGAACATGGTGCGACAGTTCGAGATGCTGAAGCAGGAGTGCCTTGACGACGATCACGAGCGCGTAAATCTACAGGTAGTTCCTTGGGGATCGTCCCAAACAGGCGGCGGCTCGTGGTACTAGACGGCCTCTTTCCACGTCCGGTGTTTGATAACCATGGACACGTTGGAGTACTTCACGCCGAATCTTCTGGCGAGATCGTTGCCCGTCAGTCCGTCATCCTTGAAGGGCGTGTGCAGCGCCCAGAGCCTTCGGATCTCTCTGACCTTCGCCCACGTCAACTTGGAGTTGGGGTGGTTGTCGCCAGAGCGGTTCTTGCGATATTCGTAGCCGCCTCGCCCCTTGCGAATCTTGTCGGCGGCATTGTCTGCGTGGGTGCCGATCCACAAATGACCAGGGTTGCAGCACGGCGGGTTGTCGCAACTGTGGCACACGCAGAGCCCATCCGGCACGGCGCGGCCATGTTCGAACTCCCAAGCGATGCGGTGAGGTTGCATGTGCCCTCCAGCCCTTGGATATCCGGCTTGGGTTCGTGGTCCAGACCACTCCCAGCACCCGCTGCTAGTCACTATGCAAAACGCCTTGATAGCCCCGAGGCCCACAAAGGGCGCCCATCGGGTTCGCCGTCGAATCATCCGGTGACCATAGTAGAAAAGGTCACCTGAAGCCATGCCACGCTTTCTCCTCAGAGACCTCGCGATCAGCGGTGCCCGTGGCGACGATGATGCGCCCGTAGCTTCGGGCTTCGTTACGCTCTACGAGTTGGGCACGACCGCGCTCGCCCCGGCCTACGTAGACGAGTCGGGCGACGAGACGTTCCCGCAGCCCGTCCTGCTCGACGAGACAGGGAAGGCGACGATCTGGGTGGACCGCCCGGTTCGTATGCTCATCCAGACGGCCGCGCTCGTCATGGTGTTCGACGGCGATCCGGCGGACACGATCGCCGCCCGCGCCGTGTCGCTCGAAAACCCCGCGTGGCCCGGCGTCTCCAACGTCGATGGGATGGCGACGGCCCTTGGCACGTCGGTTGGCGGCGACGACGGGAAGTACGGCGAGGCGCCCGGTGGCGTTGACCGCGACATTCACACGCACCTCGGCGAGTTGTCGGTCTCGGTCAAGGCGTTCGGGGCGACGGGGAACGGCCTCGACGACGACCGGGACGCCATCATCGCGGCGTACACCTACATCACGCAGCACACGATCCTCGGCGCTCGCGCCGAGTTGTATTTCCCGGCCGGCGCCTACCGGATGAGCACGCAGCTTTCGATCCTCGTCAACGGGGTCAGACTGCGAGGCGCCGGGAAGGACATCAGCACGATCGAGTTCTTCGGCGCCGACTCGAACGGTATCGTGGCGACCGGAATCGAGCCGCTGGACATCGAGGATCTGACCGTCAAGTTCGACGGATTCTCGCTCGGGACGGGAATTGACATCACCGACTCGTCGCGCGTCCACCTGGAGCGCGTCCGCGTCCTGGAGGACACCGCCAACGGCTTCGAGGTCGGCTGCCGCCTGCTTGCTGACGATCGCGATTGCGTCTCCATCACGTTCGAGGACTGCGACATCGAGGCCCCGGTCGAAGGGGCAACGGACACGCACGCGCTCCAGGTGGCGCAGGATAACCCGTCGTTCGTCATCCGCGATGTTCGAGTCCTGGGCGGCCGGCTGCGTAGCGGTCACACGCAGGCGGATCTTGTGCAGGGCGCACGGGCCTGGGAGTTCGATGGCGTGAAGTTCGAGGGCGGCGGGCTTGGTGGCTTCGGCGCGGAGTTGGTCAGCGCCGACGGCATCCTCCTCACGGACTGTGATTTCTCCGAGCGTGTCGGCACCGGCGCCGACATCAAGGTCGATTCGTCCACCGACAACGTGAGGACGTGGGCGAACACCTACAGCGCGAGCAACGGCCTGGAGGACGGGCACGCGGCGACCGACCTCGGCACGAACAACATCTACGGCGACCTCTCGCAGAACCCCGTCGGGAACTGGGGCACGCTGCACGCCTTTGCTGCCCCGGCGACGTTCACGCCGAATCTCGACAAGGGCAACTTCTTCAAGCTGTCTGCCGATCCTGGCGTCATCGTCACAATCGCTGCTCCAACGACCAGTTTCTACCGTCGTCCCGGTCAGCACATCGCCTTCCTGCTCGCTGGCGACTCGGCGGCGTTCACCTTCAATGTGATCTACGTCGGGTTCTCGTCGGCGGTTCGAGGTGTGCAGACCGGGACTTGGGACGGCACCAGCTGGGTTGCCGACACGCCCAACCAGGACACGCTCCAGTCGTTCCCGGTCGCCACGGGCGGATCGGTCACCCCGGTTGCTGGCGGCGTCGTAGTCATCACGGTCACGGGCGGTGGCCCCGGCGACGTGGACATCAACGCGCCGACCGGGGCGCCCGCCACTGGCGCCCGCATGGTGTTCATCCTCAAGGGCCACGACGATCTGACTGCGTGGAACTGGAACGCCATCTATCACGAGGAGGCTCGCTACGCCGACGACACGGCGTCCGGCCTCGCCACGATCGTGACCGAAAAGACCGGCGCTGTTGGCGTCGTCACGTTCTTCTACGACGAGGGTACCAACTCTTGGTGCTTGGAACACGCTGCGCGGGATGGCGCTGGCGCGGCACGGCGGCCCAACTTCATCGACCTGCACACCGATACAGCCCCGGCCACGGTGACGTGCGACCGGACCCTGACTGATATCATCGAGATTCAGGCCACTGGCGACGGCGGCGTCGGAACGATCACGATCAACCCGCCGACTGTCCCGCAAGAGGGGAGCCGGATGCGGTTCTTGCTCGCGATCGTCGGCACGAACCTGTTTAGCTGGACTCTCAACGCCGCGTTCGTCATCCCAGACGCCGAAGATCAATCCCCCATCGCTACAGAAGCGGACGGGTGGCCCTTGGTTGCCGGCAAGATGGGGATCATCGACTGGGTGTACTGGGCCGGGAAGTGGCGCAAGGTCAGCCACTCGGGGATTCTGACGACATGAATGCTTCCCGGCTCCCCTTCGAGGTCGGCCAGTCGTCTGCCGTGGACGAGTTGGCCGGCGGCTGCCCACAGGTGTTCAACATCCTCGTTGATGCCGGCGGGGCGAACGTGCGTCGTCCAGGCCGTAGGGCGTTCCTCGCGGCGCAGGCCCCGGCCACGGGCGGAGTCATCGGGGCGACGGTGTTCGACCGCAACCTCGTGTACGCGACCGCCGACCGCCGGCTCTGGCGCGTACACCCCGGCGCCCCCGACACCGTGATCCCACTGACCGACCCAGGCGATCCGCTGACCTTCATCGAAGGCGGGGAGCGGGTCACGTTCATCGAGGGCACGCCCGACCGTCTCGTCATCGCTGGCGGTGGCGCGATTCAGACCTGGCTGCCGTCGGATCTGTTCTGCAAGCGCCTCGTCCCGAGCCCCAACCCGGTCACGAACGACCCGCCCTTCGCGACGCACATCGGGTGGCTGGGGAACCGCCTCGTCTCCAACGACTTGCGCGCTGTGAACCGCTACCTCTGGTCCGACCTCCTCGACGAGACGATCTGGCCGCCGCTCAACGTCAACACGGCCGATGCGCAACCCGACGCCATCCAGGCGGTGTTCAGCAACAGCCGCGAGTTGTTCGTGTTCGGCGCGTCCACGGTGCAGGCGTACTCGCTCGGCTCCGATCCGCTACTTCCGTTCCTGGCGTCATCGACGGTCCAGATCGGAGCCATCACGCGCCACGGCATCATCCCGGTCAACGACGTGTTCGCATGGCTCGACGACCAAAAGCGGTTCGTCATCTCGAACGCGCGGTCGTTCGAAGTCATCTCCGACCCGATCAGTTCGGACCTTCGCGCGCTGTCGAAGGTGACGGACGCCTACGGCTACCGCATCGAGTTCGGCCGGTTCTCGTTTCTGCTCTGGGTGTTCCCGGCCGCTGGCCGGTCGTTCTACTTCGACATGAACCGGAAGCAGTGGGGCGAGTGGCCTGGGTTCGCAGAGGGCGAGTTCGTCGGCCTCGACCTCGGGGCTTACGTCTACTGGCCCGACCTGGACAAGCACGTCATCGGGCTCGCCTCGGCGCCGCACCTGTTCGAGTTGAGCGCATCGTCGGCCGAGGACTTCAGCGGCGGCATCATCGCGGTTCACCGGACTCTCCCGGCGGTGGACAACGGAACCCTAGCGGCAAAGGCGTGCGACCGCGACCGCTACGTCTTGCGTCGAGGCGTCAAGCCCTTCGGACAATCCGACGTGTTTGAGGTGGCCCACCGCGACGATATCGGGGCTTGGTCGGGCTGGACGCAGATCCCTCTCGGGGACACGAGCGACCGCGAGACCGTCGTCGAGGACTTCCCTGGCGGGGTCTACAGGCGACGCCAGCGGCGGGTGCGGTACACTGGCAACGCAGACGAGTTCACGCTGGTCCTGGGGGAATCGCGCTGGGAGCAACTCGAAAGCGGAACATAGCGGAATCACAGGAGAATCTGACGATGCCACTACCACTACTCGCACTCGCAGGCGGCGCGGCGCTCGGGACCGGGCTCGCCAGCTACTTCGGCTCTCGCGGGGCGACCCGCGAAGCGCAACGAGGCGCGGAGCGCGCGGCGGGACAGTTCCGTGGTCTGGCCGGCGAGCAGCGCGGCTACCAGGAGCAGGGCCTTGACCGCGCCTTGGGGCAGTTCCAGGGCTTGGGCGATATGTACAAGACGCCCGGCGCGTTCGAGTCCTACGTCGGTGGCGGGGGTGCGGAAAGCGGCCTCGGGCAGTACTACGACCGCATCATGAAGCAGAACACCGACGCCCTGAACGCCCAGTACGCGGCGTCCGGTGGTCTCGGGTCGGGCGCTCGCATGACCTCCATCGGGAACATGCAGGGCGCGCTCGGGGCGCAGCGGGCGCGTGATCTCGCCGGCCTCATGGCGCAGTCGCAGCAGTTCGGGATGGGCCGCCTCGGTGGCCTCGGGGATCTCGCCGGTCGGCAGGCGGGACTGACGCAGCAGGCGTATGGCCTCGGCGGGCAGATGTACGGACAGGGGATGGGCGAGGCGATCGGTGCTGAGATGGGCGGATCGCTCTACGGGGCGCAGCGGAAGATGGCGCTGCCGAACGCCTTCGCCGACGCCGCGCGCACGGGCCTCGGTGCGTACAGTTTGGGGCGCCAGGGGTAAATGGCTTCGCCCTGGACATTCGACCCGCGCGCCACCGCTCGCCCTGAGTTCGGCGAGATCGGCGACGCCCTGTTCAGGATGGCGCAGATGCGCCAGCAAGGCGGGTTGGAGCAGCAGCGCATCAACGTCGCTCGTGAGGGCGAGCAGCGCCAACAGGAACGCGCGGACGAGCTACAACGCATGCAGATGGTCAAGGAGGCGCAGGCGCAGGACGCCCTCGCCGCCAAGGCCGTTGCCGAGTACGGGCGGCTGCGCGGCCGGGGCGAGATGCAGGCCGCCGAGGCGCAGCGCAAGGCGCAACGCTTCTACGACCCTCTCAAGCGCGAGTTCTATGGCATCAGCGCCGAACACGCGCCGCCCGCTGGCGAGGCGCCCGTCGCCCCGACGGTTCCGCTTGGCCCCGGCGCGGCCGAGGCGGCAGCAGTAGTCGACCGCGACTTCATGGAGGCACAGCGCGCCCAGCGAGCGCAGGCGATGGACGCAATGCCGCCCGTTGAGGAAGGCCCGCTGCAAGACCCAGGGTTCATGGCCCGGATGGCCCGCGCTCGCGTGGCGATCCCGGCTGCCGGCCAGCCCCCCTGGCGCGTCGCCGATTTGACCGCGGACCGTGATCTGGCCGGCGAAGAAGCCGTGAGCGCCGCCGAGTTCGACCGCGCCAGGATGGGTGCGCAGCGGTCGGCCTGGGACCAGATGCGTAGCATGGCGATGGCCCGTCCCGTCGAAGAAGGGCCGTTGCAAGACCCACGGCTCGCGCGGGCGGAGGCCGAGCAGGCCGAGGCTGAGCACCGCAAGGCGCAAGCGGAGTACAAGCTACAGAAAGGCGATTACGACCAGCGCGGCGAGACGACGCTGCTCTTGCGCGACCAGCGCATCCCGCTCGACATCGCCGGCCTACGGTACCAGTCCCGCATGCTCGATGCGAACGACTGGAAGGCGCAGATGGAGCCGCGCGTCCAGAACACCGTCGCGGAGTTCTCGAACTTCGCCGCCGGCATTCTGGACCCGGAGAAGAAATCACTCGTTCAGGGCGCCATCACCGCCCTTGGCCGCAACTTCAGCGACATGACCGGAGAGATTCGCTCTGGCACCATCAAGCCCGAGGACGCGGGGGCGTCGTGGAACAAGTCCCGCGACATGCTCTACCAGATCATGCTCGAACAGGGTCCATTGTCGTTCGAGCGGAAGAAGGAACTCGCGGCCATCGCGGCTCGCGGACGAGGGACCAGGGCCGCCACGGCTGAGGGGCACCTTGGGGAGCGCAAGCGACAGACCTACTTCAGCGAGCGCGAACGATTCTTCAAGACGTACAAGATCCCCGAGGACATCCAGGGCTACCGGCGGTTCACCGAACTTCTGGACGCCGCGAGCCAGCCCGACGAACTTGGCGGCCAACAGGCTCAGTACGCCATCGCGAAGCTCTTGGCTGGCCCAGGCGTTCTAACCGAAGCCGACTTGCAACAGACTGCCGGCGCACTGACCCAGAGCCTCGGCGGGCGCATCGAGGAGTGGTACACGAAGCTCGTATCCGGCGAACTTGGGGCGGAGCACATCAAGAAGATCATCGGTGCCCTGCACCGCATTCGCTTTCACCAAAACGCGCGCCTCGAACAGGCCAAGGGCAAGTTCACCCAGAAGTTCAACACTGACAGTTGGCGCGAGGTGCGTGGCGATGTGACCGACGACTTCGATGCCTACTTCGGCGGCGCCCTGCCGATGCCGAAGGGCCCTGCCGCCAAGCCTGCCAAGCCCGGCGGCAAGATGGGCGGGATGCTGCCCGGTACGCCGGGCAAAGAGGCGACCGGCGATGATGACCTCGCCAGGCAGTTCGTGAAGTGATGGACTTCGACGAGGAGGGTTTCAGGAAGGCCGCCGCGGCGCGCAAGATGAGCCCCGAGCGCATCGAGGCGGCCGTGGCGCGCGTCCGGGCCGAGATGGCGCAGTCGCACCCCTCCATCGAGCCATCACACGCGGAGCGCGAGATGCGCGCCTACGAGTTGAAGGCCGGGACAGCCCAGGCTGAAGAAGCCGGACGCAAGGCTCGCGCGCCCGGCGCCCTTGAGACTGCCGGCGAGCGCATCATCCAAGGCGTCACCGTTGGTGGGCTGCGTCCGGTCGTGGCCCTTGGCGCCGCAATCCGCGAGTCACGCGAGGGCGAACCGGGCAAACAAGTCACGTCGCTGCTCGACAAGTTCATGGAGATGGCCGAGGCGCGCGAACAGGCTGGCGCACAGGCTAGCCCTGTCTCTGCGGGCCTTGGCTCGGTCGCTGGCGCGGTGGCCGGCGGCCCAGGCCAGGTCGGCGAGCGCCTGGGCGCCGCCATTGCTCGCAAGGTCATCCCGGAGGCCGGCGAAGGCTTCCTGAAGCGCATGGCGTCGGGCCTCGGTCGGTCGGCTGTCGGCGGGGCCACCACTGGCGCAGTCGTTGGCGGGGCCGAAGGGCTGTCCGAGGGCGCGACCGCACCGGGCAAGTCCACGATCATGGAATCGCTCAGGGGCATGGGCCGCGGCGCGCTAGCGGGCTTGGAGGCTTCACCAGTCACCGCTGGTCTTGGCGCCATCAGTTCGCGTATCCGCGACCCACGGACGCCGCGTGGTCGCAATCTCGAAGTGCTCCGGGAAGCCGAGGTGTCGCCGACGACCCTGACTGGTGGACGCGCCGATGAGATCGCAAGGATGCGGTTCCCTACGGGCGGTCTGACCGGCAAGCCCGAAGCGGCTCGCATGGGAGCAGCAGGCGCCGAACAGGTTGGGG